ACTTCAACAGCCTCTCGGCCGCTGAGCAGAACCGGGTCTTCGGCCTCGCCGGCGCTCGCGCGATCCGCGAGGGCGCGGACATGGGGCAGATCGTGAACGCCCGCCGCGGCATGTACACCACGACCGCCTACGGCCGCACTGTGCAGGCGACCCGCGAAGGCACCACGCGGCGCGGCTCCTTCTACCGGCAGGAACGCCGCCGGGCCATCGACCGCGGCCTCGTCGGACCCAGCGGACGGGGCTTCCAACTGCGGACGCCCCGTCTTCTCCCGGAGGAGATTTTCCGGGTGGCGGACTCGCGCGATGAGGCGATCGCGATGCTCCGGCGCTTCGGCTATCTGACGTAGCCGATCACAGACCTGACCTGGCGCAAGGCCCGGTCACTGATCCCGCAACGGGAGACGCATCACCATGGAGAACACCCGCAAGAGCTGGCTGCCCGCTGCCCAGAGCGCGGACTGGTTCAGCCTGTCCCGGCACGACGACCCCGACCCGGCGGACCCGGAGCCGGCCCTGGAGCCGGAAGGCGACCCGGCGGATCCCGAGCCCGATCCGGACCCGGAGGGAGCCGACAAGCTCGGCGATGCCGGCAAGAAGGCCCTGGAGGCCATGAAGGCGCAGCGCGCGGAGGCCAAGCGCCTCGCTGCCGCCGAGAAGAAGCGCGCCGACGACCTGGCCCGCAAGGTGCAGGAGTTCGAGGACCGCGACAAGTCCGACCTGGACAAGGCCACCGCGAAGGCGGAGCGCCTCGAAGCCGCAGCGAAGGCCGCCACGGCCCGCGCCGCTAAGGCCGAAGTGCGCGCTGCGGCTGGTGAGTTCGCCGACCCGGAGGACGCGGTCGCCTTCCTCGACCTGGCCAAGTACACCAGCGACGACGGCGAGATCGACACCGAGGCAATCTCGGCTGACCTCGCCGACCTGCTGGAGCGCAAGCCGCACCTGCGTCGGCAGGCGGCCGAGCCGCAGAAGAAGCCTGCGCCGAAGCCCGACCCGAGCCAGGGCGCCCGCCCGGCGGAGCCGCCCACGGACTTCCGCACTGTGGACCGCGAGACCCTCGAGGTTGAACTGGCCAAGGTCGCACCCGGGTTCCGCCTGCGCTCGTGATCCGTATCCGCGCCCGTCTGGGCGACGGGCGTACCTCCATTGAGGTCGTCGGTCACGAGGAGCACGCCGAAGCCGGCCGGGTCTGCGCCGCGGTGTCGGCCATCACCCAAACCGCGCTGCTGGGCCTGGAGCAGGTCGCAGCACAGCATCCGGACCTCGTGTCCGTCGAAATCACACAGGAGTAGATCATGACCGTACTGACGGCTGCCAAGCCGTGGTTCGACCTGGGCCGCCACGACGTGCGGTCGACCGTCCCGGCGGCGATCCGGGCCATGATGCAGAACGGCCTCCTGGACAAGGTCTTCCAGGACGCCCTGCGACCGGAGTTCATCTTCCCGGCCATCGCCGACAGCGAGCCCTGGCAGGGCGGCCTCGGCGACACCAAGACGTTCACCCGCAAGGGTCTGCTCGCTCCGGCCACCACGCCGATCACCGGCTCGGACACGTCGGCATCGACCTACAGCATCGAGCAGTGGTCGGTGACGATGGACCAGTACGGCAACGCCGTCGACACGAACATGCTCACCAGCTCGATGGCGCTGGCCAGCAAGTTCCTGGAGGACGTGCAGACCCTCGGCATCAACGCCGGCCAGTCCCTGAACCAGATCTGCCGCAACAAGCTCTACGCGGCCTACGCAGGCGGCCGCACCTGGTGCACCACGGCCGGAGCCTCGGACACATCGATCATCGTCAACTCGGTGAACGGGTTCACCAAGGTCCTCGTCAACGGCGTGCCGACCGACGTGTCCGCGTCGAACCCGCTCAGCGTCACCATCGCCGGCGTCGCGAACACCGTGACCGGCGTCAACACCGGCACGAACACGCTCACGCTGGGCACCGCCCGCGCGGACGTCGTTGGCGATGCGGTGGTCGCCGCGAACGCCCCGACCACGATTCGCCCGACGGGCTCGACTCCCTACGACCTGAGCACCTCGAACACGGTGACGTTCGCGATGTTCCGTGCCGCCGTCGCCCGCCTGCGGAAGATGAACGTGCCGACCGTGGGCGGTTACTACGTCGCCCACATCGACCCCGACACCGAGACGCAGCTGTTCAACGACTCGGACTTCAAGCAGTCGCTGCAGGGCAGGGTCGACTCGCCCGTCTACCGCGACCTCAGCATCGGCCGCTTCGGCGGCATCGACTGGGTGAGGAACAACGAAACGCCGACCATCCTCGGCGGCTCGGCCGGCAACGTGACCGTGCACCGGCCGATCGTCCTCGGGGCCGGCGCGCTGGTGGCGAACCCCTTCGAGGGCATGGGAAGCCTGCTCGCGGGTACCGGCGTCGAGGACGTTCCGGACGTCTCGATGATTCCGGTGGCGACCGGTGTCGAGGTCGCTCGGATCGTGCGTCCCCCGCAGGACCGCCTGCAGCAGGTTCTGTCCACCTCGTGGTCGTGGGTGGGTGACTTCGGTGTTCCGTCCGACTCGCTCGCCAACTCGGACGCTGCCCTGTTCAAGCGGGGCGTCGTCCTGGAGCACGCCTGACAAACCCCCGCTGCGGCGGCCCGATGGGTCGCCGCAGCGTGTGAAGGAGGTTTCGCATGCGTGCTCGCGTGCTCGAGAACATCGCGCCGTACTGGAACTACGGCATCCACCCGCTGAAGAAGGACGATGAGGCGACCGGCGAGCTTGCCGCCTACCTCGTTTCCACGCACTCGCCCGTCGAGCCGGTCGACGACGAGGCGCGTGCCCTCCTGGAAGCCCCCCAGGAGGGATCCGCGCCCCGCGTCGACAAACCACCGACGGAGCTGGACATCGACGGCACTGCCGCGGATGTCCTGGCCTGGGTCGGCGAGGATCCTGACCGGGCCGAGGAGGCGCTGGCGGCGGAGCAGGCGAAGGACAGGCCGCGCTCGACGCTGGTGAAGCAGCTGGAGAAGCTCGCCGCAGCCGACGGCGAGTGAGGGGAGGCCGCCATGGCTCTTCCCCCGCTCGCCACGGCGGCCGACCTCCGCGACGCCGGCGCCTCGGGTACGGATGCGGCCCTCGACCTGGCGCTGCGCCGGGCTTCGGCGCGGGTGCGCCGGTACACGCGGCAGGACATCACCCTCGTCGAGAACGACAGCATCACCCTGCCGGGCGGTGAGCCGGTGCTGCGGCTGCCGCAGTATCCGCTGGTCGTTGACGGCGCCCATCCGCTCACCGTGGTTGAGGTCGCCGACTTCAGCGGCATCGAGTGGACGGCGATCGAGGGCCGTGACTACTCGCGGCTCGGGAACGAGCTGACCCGCGGCTATCCGTGGCAGGCGCCGACACGGCTGATGGGCTGGCCGTGGAACCGGGCACAAGGCGTCTGGGCGCCGAAGGTGCGCATCACCTACAGCCACGGCTACAGCGAGGTGCCCGAGGACATCGTCGACGTGGTCCTGGACCTGGCCACGATGAACTTGGCCAACCCGGAAAATCTGCGCCAGGTGTCGATCGACGACTACCAGCGCACGTTCGCATCGGAGACCATCGGCAGCGCCAGCCTCACGAGGGATCACAAGGATGCGCTGCGGCCGTTCCGGCGCCCGGCCTTCTCGGTGGTGACGCCGTGAGCCTGCTCGATGCCACGCTCGCCGCAGGCCGGCGCGAGGCCGAGGCCCGCATGCGGGACACCGTCCGTCTGTACAGCCAGGCCCCGGACGGCTTCAACCGGGCCACCGGTGCGACCACGCCGGGCGCCCAGACGACGCTGTACTCGGGCAAGGCACGCGTCAAGGCCATCGCCGCGTCGACCGGCCAGGAGACCGAGGCTGGCGAGCGTGAGGTCATGCTGCGCGAGTACGAGGTGCACCTGCCCTGGTCGACTTCCCTGCCAGCCGGGATGCGGGGCCTGCCAGGGATGCGCATCGAGGTGACGACCTCGCTGGATGCCCGCATGGCCGGCCTGATCCTGTGGGTGACCGGGGCGACGTTCTCCGACCAGTCGACAGCGTGGCGGATCAGGACGGAGGACCGGTCATGAGCGGTGTCCGCTTTGATACGAGCGATGTCCGCCGCCTGGAGCGGCATCTGGCGCGCGCGATTCCGCGGGCGCGCCGGGACATGCGGGCTGTGGTCCGCCGTGGGGCGCTGAACATCAAGAAGGACTGGCGGTCGAACGCCCGCGCCTCGGCGCCGAAGCACGCGCCGGCCTACCCGAGCAGCATCGGCTACGACGTGGCCTCCTATGGCCCGGACCTCTACATGGCGACGATCGGCCCGGACAAGGCCGGCCCCCAGGGCGCACTCGGCAACCTGCTGGAGTACGGCAGTGCCAAGAACCCCCCGCACAGGGACGGCGGCCGGGCTCTGGACGCCGAACAGCCCCGCTTCGAGGCCCAGATGGCCCTCATCGTCGCGCGCGGCCTGGCCTGGTGGTGACGCGGTGAGCACTCCGACCGTCCTGCCGCATGTGGATGCGGTGCAGGCCGCCCTGGAGGGTGCCGGCCTGGTCGTCTATCTGGGCGGCACACCGACGTCGTCCGGGTGGTCGCCGCCGGACAAGTTCTGCGTGCTGTACCCGGAGCCTGGCGAGGCGGTCCGTGAATCGCTGGCGGATGCCCGCAGCGACTTCATGGCGACATTTCAGGTGACCTGCGTCGGCGGCTCGATGGAGCGCGCGTTGTGGGTTGCCGACAAGGTCCGTCAGGCCCTGGTCGGCCCGTTGTCAGTGGCTGGCCGGACAGTGTGGCGGCCGGAGGATCTGGGCGGGCCTCCGGTGCAGCGCGACGACGATGTGACACCGCCCCTCTGGTTCGTGCCGGTGCAGTACCGGATCAAGTCCATCCCAGCCTAGGAGTCCCTCATGGCGCTTCTCGCGCAGCAGGTCGTCGCCCTGAGCGGCCTGACCCCGACCTACTCGGCTGCTGCCGCATCCACCACGGTGACGTGCGGCGAGCGCTCGTTTCTGCACGTAAAGAACACGGCCGGTTCGTCGATGACGGTGACGATCACGGCGACGGGCAAGCTCCGCGGGCAGGCGGTCGCGGACCTCGTCGTGACCGTCCCTGCAACGACCGGGGACAAGATGATCGGCCCGATCACCGCCGACCTGTTCGCTTCGGCTGCCGACGGCGTGTCCGCGTCGATCACCTACTCGTCGACGACCTCGGTCACGGTCGCCAGCCTCGTCATCTGACCTGCCGCCCAGTCCTGTTCGCCCCGTCGGCCGGGGCTTTTTTCATGCCCTGAGGAGGGTCCATGTCTGACCTGATCAACGACGGAATGACCAAGGTGGTCTGGGCGTCGTCCATCGCCAACATCAACGCGCCGACCACGACGGAGTTGAACGCGGGCAGCGACTTCACGCCGCGTGTCACCCCGGACGGCCTCAAGTTGGACCCGTCCACGGCGGACGTCGACACGTCGTCGCTGGCGAGCACGTTCGACACGAAGACCGTCGGCAGGATCGGGTACGACGCCGAGCTCACGTTCAAGAGGGGCACGACCGGCGCCGAGGATCTCCCGTACACCACGTTGAAGTACGGCGTGTCCGGCTTCCTCGTGGTCCGTCGCGGCATCGCCTACGCGACCGCCTGGGCCACCTCTCAGAAGTGCGAGGTGTACCCGATCACCTGCGGCGAGCCGCAGAACAACGCCCCCGCGGCCAACGAGGTCATGAAGTTCACGAGTCCGATGAAGGTCACCTCGGCTCCGGCGACCGCCGCCACGGTGGCCTGATGCCGAGCATCGATGACATCCTGGCGCAGGCGACGCCCCGGGAGCGCACGGTCCTGGTGTGCATCCGGGGCGACCTCGTCGGGGAGGCGGACCGTCTGCAGGACGAGATGAACCGGGTCACGAGCGACTGGGAACCGGCGGATCTCACCGACGTACATCCGGGCCGCGAGCTCGCCGTGAAGCTCAAGGAAGTACGTGAGCAGATCAAGGCGGCCGAGGTGCCGTTCAAGCTGCGGTACATCGGCGACAGGGCGTATTCGGACCTGATGGCCGCGCACCCGGCTTCGGACGATGGGCAGGCGTTCGACTCGGACAGCTTCCCGCGCGCCCTGATCGCCGCGTCGTGTGTGGACCCGGTGATGTCCGAGGAGCAGGTCGCTCAGCTCTTCGAGAAGATCAACGAGGGCGAGATCAAGAAGTTGTTCGACGCGGCCTGGGACGTGCACAACTCCTCGGAGATCGTCCCTTTCTCGCTGCTCGCCTCCGCGCTCACGGCGGCCCTTGGCGGCGAGAGCTAGAAGCAGCCCGCGCATGGGGAGTGCCCCGCAGCGTCTTCATGGGCCGCGTCGTCGCCGCCGGAGAGCCGCTGTGGCTGCCAGAGGACCGCTGCTGGGCGCTCGCACTGCTGGAGGTCGAAGCGGACTCGTGCCCGGAGTGCGGGCAGCGGTGGAGCGAGACCACAGACCCGGCCAACGAATTCAAGTACAAAGCCGAGCTGATCAAGTGTCATGCCTGCGGGACGTCCGCGAAGACTGTCCGGGCGTATCAGGACAACAAAGGAAGCACCGACGGCCTGCACGTCCATATCGAACGACGCACGTGAGACGGGGGTGAGCTGTGGCCACCCGTACCGTCACCGTCCGGCTCGTCGCGGACATCAGCCGATACACCAGCGGCATGCGCCGAGCGGCGTCCAGCACGTCAGATCTGGCGGGGATGGGTGCGAAGGTCGGCACGGCGCTGGTGGCCGGGTTCGCGGTGGCGGCGGCAGCGGCCGCGAAGTTCGACAAGAGCATGTCGAACGTCCGCGCCGTCTCGGGTGCGAGCGCGGCGCAGATGGCGAAGCTCCGCCAGGCCGCGCTCGACGCGGGCAAGTCGACTGCGTACACCGCTTCGCAGGCGGCGGACGCCGAGGCGGAGCTGGCCCGGGCCGGCGTGTCGGTCGCGGACATCACAGGCGGCGCCCTGAAGGGCTCGCTGGCGCTGGCTGCGTCCGGGCAGCTGGATCTCGCTGACGCAGCGACCATATCCGCGCAGGCCATGAACACGTTCGGCCTGCACGGCAAGGACGTCGGGCACATCGCCGACGTGCTCAGCGCGGGCGCCAACAAGTCGGCCGCCGATGTGCACGGGCTCGCGCTGGCGCTGCGGCAGGGTGGCCTGCTGGCCAAGCAGACCGGGTTGAGCCTGGAGGACACCGTCGGCGCGCTGTCCGCGTTCGCCGACCATGCGCTGATCGGAAGCGACGCCGGCACCAGCCTCAAGACGATGCTGCAGCGGCTTACTCCGCAGTCGGAGGAAGCCCGCGCCATGATGGCCCGTCTCGGGTTCACCGCCTACGACAGCCAGGGGCGATTCGTCGGCCTGGCCAAGATGGCGGGCAACCTGCAGAAGTCGTTCAGCAACCTCACTCCTGAGGCCCGTAACGCGGCCTTCTCGACGATCTTCGGCAGCGACGCGGTTCGTTCCGCGACCATCCTGTACGAGCTGGGCGCGAAGGGCGTGCAGCGGTACACCCAGGAGGTCAACGACAACGGGGCCGCCTCGCGGATGGCCGCCATCCAGATGGACAACCTCTCGGGTGACCTGCAGTACCTTCGGGGCTCCATCGAGGTCGCCCTGATCCAGAGCGGGTCGGCGGCCAACAGCGTGCTGCGGACGATGGTCCAGTGGGTGTCCAAGGTCGTCAACGCGTACAACAGCCTGCCGTCCGGGGTACAGCAGGGGGTCACACTGTTCGCCGGCGTGGGCGGCGCAGCCACCCTCGCCGCCACCGGGATGCTCCTGCTGCTGCCCCGGATTGCTGCGACCCGTACCGCGCTGGCTTCGCTGGGTGTCACCGCTGCGCGGACCCGTTCCGTGATGGGCACCCTGGGCAAGGTCACCGCGATCCTCGCCGCGCTGGAGGCGATCTCCTATGCGAGCCAGACGGTCCGTGACCAGTTCAAGGACGCTCCGCCGTCGGTGTCGAAGCTGGCCAACAGCTTCGTGGACCTCGGCAAGACCGGGAAGGTCGGCGGCGAGGCCCTGAACAAGCTGGGCGGCGACCTGGACGGCTTCGGCGAGGCCGTCAAGCGCATCGCCCACCCAGACGCGGAAGCCCGCACCACGGACATCGTCAACAGCCTCACCCTGAACCTGACCAAGGGCATGGCCGAGGCACAGATCCCCCTGGACGAGGCCCACGACAAGATCACGGCCGTTGACCAGGCCCTGGCCGAACTGGCGTCGAGCGGGAACGCCAAGCTCGCCGCGAAATCGTTCGACGAGTTGGCAGCAGCGGCAGCCAAGGACGGCACCAGCAAGGAGAAACTGCTCACCCTGCTGCCGCAGTACAGCGATGCGCTGGCGAGCCTCGACACCCAGAACAAGACCTCAGCCTCGGCGCAGGCCGAACTCGCCAAACAGATGGGCGTCACCGCCGACTCGATCCGCGACCAGCGGACCGAGGCAGAGAAGCTTTCGGACGTCCTGAAGGGCCTCAACGGCACATCGATCGACGCCGCCAAGTCGGAGATCCAGTTCCAACAGTCCCTCGCCGACCTCAACGATGCGGTGAAGGACAACGGGCACAGCCTCGACGTGTCGTCGGAGAAGGGCCGCAAGGTCAAGGGTGCGTTCCTCGAGGCTGCCGACGCGGCCATGCAGCACGCGGAGGCGGTTGCCGAGGAGAAGAACAGCCAGGAGGCGGGCCAGGCCGTCCTGGAACGCGACATCGGGCTCCTCAAGAAGGACCTGCTCGCCAAGGGCTTCTCCAAGGATGCCGTTGACGCGCTGGCCGCCGCCTACCTGAATTTGCCCACCTCGGTGTCAACGAAGGTCGATGCCAAGACCCAGGGTGCGATCAACGACCTGCAGGCCGTTCAAAACAAGGTCAAGAACACCAAGGGCAAGAGCGTCACCGTCACTGCGCTGACCAAGGACGGCCAGAAGGCACTCGAAGACCTCGGCTTCAAGATCAAGCGGACCAAGGGCAAGGCTGTCACCATCACCCTGCCCACCGGGGGGCCAAAGTCGGCTATCGAGGCCATTCAGAGGTACATCAACGGCCTGCACGGCGTGACGATCGACAATTACGTCCGTATGGTTCCCGTCGGTGGAAGCTACGGCAACAAGCACGTCCCGGCGTCCGCCCGCGGTGGCCTCATCCGCCGCTACGCCGAGGGCGGCGACGTGCAGTCCATCCCCTTCGGGGGGCTGGCCGTCGGTCCTGGCACCGGTACTTCGGACAGCATTCCGGCGCTGATCTCGAACGGCGAGTACGTCATCAAGGCTGCGGCCGTGCAGCGCTACGGCGTGGCCATGTTCGACCGGCTCAACGCCATGCGCTACGCCTCCGGTGGCCTGGCCGGCTTCACGTACACGCCGACCGGTCGCCCGGTGCTGGGTGGCCCAACGGACGCCAAGCAGCGCTACGACCAGGAGATCGAGGATCTCAAGAAGGCCTGGGCCGACCTCACCGCAGCGCTCAAGGACCAGAAGAAGGCCGCCGACAACCTGAAGTCGGCGGAGAAGAACCTCTCCTACGTCCGCAAGCACCACCACACCGCGGCCCAGCTGCGGGCCGCCGAGGAGCGGGTGGACAAGGCGAAGAAGACGAAGCGGGCCGCCGATGCCGAGGTCCGGAAGGACCGCGGGAAGGTCAACGCCGCCGACGAGGAGCTGGGCCTCAAGCACGGCTCCAAGGCGCCCAAGGGCTTCAATCTCAGGGCCTACGAGACGCAGCTGGACGAGTCCGTAGCCGCGACCGAGAAGTGGCGCAAGAACCTCGGCAAGGTCGGCAAGCGGGGCGGTGCCGAGCTGCAGTCCATGCTCGAAGGCATGGGCGAAGAGGGGCAGGCCCTGGTGAATGCCTTGGCCGGCGCCTCGGACAAGGAGTTCAAGAGGATCACCGAGAAGTTGAAGAAGACCGGTGATCTGGCCAAGGCCACACTCGCCGACTTCACCAAGCAGCTGGACGGCTCGACCAAGAAGAACCAGCAGTTCGCCGCCGACCTGCAGAAGTTGGCCGCGCAGGGTTTCGGCGACCTCGCGCAAGCCCTCGCCGCCCAGGGCGACGAGTCCGCCATGGAGCTGGCCCACCAGGCCGCCGGGGACAAGGGTGCTGCCACCAAGGCCAACGCCTCCGTGGACAAGGCGCAGAGCACGCTGACCGGCGAGGACTTGGCCAACTCCCTGGTGCTGCTGTCGACGCTGCGCAGCGGGCCGGGCAAGGGGTTCGCCGACCTCATCGCGGCCGGCCTCGACCCCGGCACCATCCGCACCTTGGTACCGAAGATGACGAAGCAGATCAGCGGCTTGCCTGCGGCCAACAAGGACGTCTTCGTCCGCCAGTGGGTGCAGCAGGGCGGCAAGCCCATGGCCATCGGCGGCATCCTCACCCGCCCGACAATGGTCCTGGGCGGTGAGGCGGGCGTCCCGGAGGCGTGGATCCCGTGGAACAGCTCGGCTCGTTCCCGGTCGCTGCTGGCCAAGTCCGCGGCCGCCATGGGCTACCAGCTGGTCCCGGCCGGCCGGTACGGCGGTGGCGTCGTCAGCGCCTCGGCCGTGGCCCGCGAAGTCACCCGCATCACCAACATCACGCTGAACGGCGCCAAGCAGACCAGCGCCGAACAAGCCGCCGACATCGTCCGCCACATGACGTTCGTCGGCTGAGAGGGGGTGGGGGTGGCCTACACACCGAACACGGACATCGACGGCCTGCAGGCCACCCTCGGCACCCTCCGCCTGGGTGCGGTCGACAGCGCGGGGGTGGCCTGGTTTCTACAGGGCCTCGAAGGCTGGGACAGCCCAGAGATTCGGGCTGAACTCCAGGACCGCGAAAGCGATCACGGATCGTGGTTTTCACCGGTCTATCTCGGCGCCCGGCCGATCACGCTCACCGGCACGGTGGATGCCCCGGACCGGTCCACCCTGCAAGACGCCATGGACCGCCTGTATGCCGCGGCCAGTCTGAGCGACACGACTCTGACCGTGTGGGAGAACACCCCGAAGCAGGCCACGGTCAGGCGCTCCGGGAAGGTGCTCGCACAGTACGTCACCGACAGCACGGCCACCTGGTCCGTCCTGGTGACCGCGGCCGACCCACGCCGCTACAGCACCACCCTGCAGACCGGCACAACCGGCCTGCCGTCCACAACCGGCGGCCTGGCCTTCCCGGTCACGTTCCCGATCACCTTTTCGGCGACGACCGTGTCCGGGCAGATCACCGCCGTCAACTTGGGAACGATGGAGACCCGACCGGTGCTCACTGTGGCCGGCCCGGTCGTCGCCCCCAGCGTGAACGCCCTCTACCCGGACGGGACCGTCAAGCAGCTGATCTACTCCCAGGATCTGGCCAGCGGCGACGTCCTCACGATTGACACCGATGCGCACACGGTCTCCCTCAACAGCGCGGTCAGCCGCCGCCGGTTCCTGACCGTGTCGGCCGGATGGCCCACGATCCCCGCAGGCGGCTCCGTCAGCTACCAGTTCCAGTCCGGCACCTACAACGCGACGGCGATGCTGACCGCCACATGGCGATCGGCCTGGATGTGAGGAGGCAGTCATGCCGGTAGACCCGTGGGCCATCGACTCCCTCGCTTTCACAGGCCTGGAAGCACGCAACGTGGACTCCATGCTCGTCATGAGCAACGGCTCCGCCCTGGGATCGACGTCCGGTGTCCGTCCCGGCGACCCGGGGCTCACCGTTACCCTCGCCGGATCCACCATCAACTGCTCGGCCGGTGTCGCGGCCGTCGCATATACCGGGCAGGGCGTCTACAGGGTGGCATTCCCCTCGTCGGTGTCCCCGGGCACGCTCACCGCGGCGCACGCCACGCTCGACCGCATCGACCTCGTCTATCTGCGCGTGTGGGATACCTCCGTCGACGCATCCGGCCTGAACAAGGGAGACATCGTCTACCTCGCGGGCACGCCATCGTCGACGCCCGTAGCCCCCACGCCGGCGGGCACACAGATTTACATGCCGCTCGCCACGATCACCGTGCCCCACTCGGGAGGCGGCAGCCCCTCGGTGAGCACCGCGGTCCGTCCGTACACGACGGCGCCAGGCGGCATCCTGCCCTCCTCGACCGCACCGTCCAGCCCCTACGTCGGCCAGTACTACGACAACGGCACCGACCTGCTGCGCTGGAACGGATCGTCCTGGGACACCTACCAGAAGGTGGTCACCACCGGCTGGACGCAGCCGACGCTTGCCACCGGCTTCGCACACGACGGCAACACCAACGGCAACGTCCAGTACCGCAAGGTCACCATCGAAGGCACCCAGTACATGGAGTGGCGCGGCGGCCTCGGCATCACCTACTCAGGCAACAGCATTCAGAACAGCGGTAACTTCCTCCTCACGGCCCTCGGCGCGTCGTTCCGTCCGCCGTCGCTCCGGTCTATGACCGCGGCCTGCTCGGCCACCGCCAGTTCCAGCCTGAGCCTGAAGATCGATTTCCGAACCGACGGCACAGCGGCCGTCGTCGGTACGACCACGGCCGCCAGCGATACGTACTCCACCCCGATCATCCGGCCGCCGTGGGTGAGCCTCAACGGGATCCGGTACGCCGTCTCATGATCGGCACCCCCATCACGCTGGCCTGGTATGGCTGCGACCTGCGCACCGGCGGCATTGTGGAAGACCTGCCGTCCCTCAAACCGACCGGCTCGCTGTCCCGAAAGCTGGGCGTGCCCACCACGCTCCAGCTCGAGCTGGCCCTGGACGGCGCCCCAGCCGAGTGGGAGGCGGCGACCGCGCCGGGCCGGTCGCTTCTGGTCGCAGTCGACACGGCCACCGACACCCCGCTCTGGGCCGGTGCGGTGCTCCCGCGTGACGGCGGCACTGGCACCACGGTGCAGCTGGGAGCGGCCACCCTCGAGACCTACCTGGACGCCCGATACCCCGGCACCCAGACACTCATCGCCACCGACCAGGCCACCGTCATCTCCTCCCTGGTGACGCCTGCGCTCACCACCGGGCCGCCCATCGTTGTTGACGCCGTCGCAACCGGCACGACCATGGACTACCTGACCGACGACGGAGACGACAAGACGATCCTGTCCTGCCTGCAAGAGGTCATGAATTTGGACGGCGGCCCCGAGTGGACCATCGATGTGGTGTGGAACGCCGGGCACAACGGCTTCCAGTTCCCGCTGCGGGTCCGCAAGCAGATCGGCACCCAGAGCGCCAGCCCCGAGGCCGTCTTCGACTACCCCGGCTGCGTCTCCGACTACAACTTCAGCGAGTCCTACGAGCAGGGCAAAGGAGCCACCCGCGTCATCGCCCGCGGGGAAGGGGAGGGCTCCTCCCGGCTGACATCAGGCAGCCAGGAGGCCACCGCGCTCATCGCCGGCGGCTGGCCCGTCTGGGAATACCGCTACACACCAGCGTCGGGCGTCACCGATCCTGACCAGTTGATCGCGCACGCCACCAAAACGCTCGGCCTCATGGGCCAGGGCGCGCAGGTGTGGACCATACAGGCCGTCGCCTCCCGCTCCCCCCGGGTCGGCACCGACTGGGGACTGGGCGACTCCGTCCGCCTCGCCGTCGAGCACTCCCGCCGGCACCCGAACGGTGCCGACACCGTCGCCCGCTGTTGGGTGTGGGAGCTGGATGTCACCGCCGACCAGGTCCGACCGATCCTCGTGGAGGAGGGCTGAATGCCCCGCCAGCTCGACCAACTCCCGCCGGATGCCACCAGCCTCGCCCGCCGAATCCAGGCCCTGGAGCGTCAGGTGACCGAGCTGCGGGCCTCCCGACGCGCCGCGTACACCGGCGTCTCCGGCGGCGGAGGCATTCAGGTGTTCCGGACGGGCAGCGACGTGCCGGCCGCGCTGATGGCGCCGGACCTCGGCGACGGCAACGCCGGCATTCAGACGAACTCAGCCGACGGGACCACCTACGCCCGACTGGAGTCCGGGGAGTTGACGTTCGGCTCCACCAGCGTCGCCCAGATCGAATCCACCGGCATCACTGCGACCCCCGTCGGCGGCACCCTCGACATCATGTCGGGTCTCATCTCCGGCGGTTCCCAGGCCCACATCATCATGGCCAGCGGAGACAGTCCTCTGTCCCCCGGCAACGGCGCCCCGATGATCAGCCTGGAGTGGGACGGCTCCGGCACCGCCGACATGATCGTGGACGTCAGCGGCATCCTGCTACCCCGCAACATGGCCTGGGGCTCCGTCACCATCACCCCGTCTGCCGCGAACACACCGACGTCGTTCACCGTGACCGGACTGACGGTGCGCGGCAGCACGTTCATCGCGCAGGCCACGGCCGTGACCACCGTGCCCGGCACCCAGGTGACTGGCGTTGGAGTCACGAGCGTCTCCTCGACCGGTCTGACCATCTGGCTGACCCGTACCAACACGACCGCGACCATCATCTACTGGATGGTGATTGGATCATGAGCCTGCCCATCGAGCCCGCCATGTACTACGACGTGACCGTCCGGGACGACACCGAGACTTGCGAGAACTTCGGCAAGACCTTCGAGGTCAATCCCTGCTACAGCAACGGCGGCACGTTCAACATCGAGTGCGGCCTGTGCAAGCAGCCCATGACCATCGTCTCCGCGACGCTGCTGGACCCCCAGCCCGAAGTCTCCTGATCCACCCGCCCGCGCCCCGGATCATGGGCGCCTTTTTCATGCCCAGAAAGGGGCCCCGCATGCCCGATCTCTGGATGCCGGGAGCCACCCGGCACTCCCTCGGCAACACCGGTGTGATGAGCGGCGGCCCCGCGCGCGCCGTGTGGCACATCACCAGCAACGCGAAGGACTGGACGTTCGCGAACGAGCTGGGCTGGTTCACCGGCGGCGGCGCCTCGGTCGCGCCCCACCTGCTGTGGGACCCGTTCACCGGCGAGATCGCCCAGTTCTTCCCCGCCAACTCCCGCTCTCTGTCGCTGCAGAACGCCGGCGACGTCCGAACCAACCGCACCGGCGCCTACTGCATCCAGATCGAGACCGTGTTCACCGCAGGCGAGACCGTCAGCGGCAAGCGGTACGCCACGGTGCGGGACACCCCCTGCAAGGGCCTGCCTGCCATCATGACCTGGCTGCGATCCCTGGGCATCGCCGACGTCTGGCCCGGCGGCCCGCCGACCGCCTTCGTCCGCGACACCGTCCCCCTCGACACCTGGCTCCATCAGGGCGGGCACTACGGCCACCACCAGATCCCCGGCAACACCCACGTCGACCCGGGCCCGATGCCCGACCTCTTCGTGGCCGCGCCCGCCGCACCGAAGCCGCCGGCCAAGCCCAAGGTGTCGCTGGCGCACGTCGTGTACGCGGCGAAGCACGACCCGGCCGCGGCGCAGGGCCACACCAGCTACCGGGCCGAGGTGCTGATCGTCGAGAAGGCGCTCGCCGCGGAGAAGGTCCTCGCCACTCAGTACGTCGACGGGTCCTTCGGCACCAAGACGATCGCCGCGTACTCCGCCTGGCAGCGGCGCCTCGGCTACAGCGGCAGCGCGGCCGACGGCATCCCCGGCAGGACCAGCCTCTCGAAGCTGGGCAGCAAGCACGGCTTCACCATCACCGACTGATCACCCGAACGGAGAACCGTCATGGCCGCTCCCGTCGAGGCGAAGGTGAAGGCGGCGACGTCCGCCACCTTCCTCGTCTCCCTGCTCATCGCCGTCCTCAACGGCGTCGTCGCCGACGACAGCCTCCTCGGGCCGCTGCCCGCTTGGCTGCAGCCCGTCATCATCGCTGTCGCCCCGGCCGCGGTGACGTTCCTGGCCGGCTGGCAGGCCCAGCACACGCCGCGCGACCCATCTGCAAGCTGATCGGAGCACCACGTGGACGAGCCGTCGAACGGTGAGCTCGCTCGCCGCCTGGAGGCCATCCACGCCGACCTCAAGGAGGACTTCCGCGAGCTCGCCAAACGGCTCGACGCCAAGGTCTCCGTCGAACGCTACGAACTGGAACGCAGGGCCGCCGACGACGTACACCGCCAAGTTCTCGAGCGGGTCACCGCGATCGAGACGGCCCGGGACCGCGAGAAGCAGCAGCAGGAGCAGGCGCGCCAGAGGGCAGAGGACCGGCGGCGTGCCGACAGGCGTCTCGCGTTCACCGCACTGATCGCGCCGGTGCTGATCCTGCTGCTGCAGGCGTATCTGTCGGCGAGAGGGGCTGGTTCGTGAAGGCCCACAGTTCCCGAGTAAGAGAACGACGGCGCGCCGACGTTCTGTATGCGATGGGTGCCGCGGTTGCGCTCCTGGTGCTGGCGTGGATCGTCATCACGATTCAGAGCATGGCGCACGACCTTCAGGCGAAAGACTCAGACATTGCCGCCCTCTCTCAGCAGGTACGAGCCCTCGGCGGGAAGCCTGTGGCCGGCCCTCGCGGCGAGGCCGGTAAGAGCGTGGTCGGGCCCCAGGGCCCACAGGGCGAGACCGGCCCGATCGGACCGCCCGGTCCCTCGGGCTCCCCGGGCGAGACCGGGAAGAACGGCGCCGACGGGAAGGCGGGCGCGGCGGGCGCTACCGGAGCACCCGGCGAGCCGGGGGTCGCCGGCCCCACTGGTCCGGCAGGACCCGCTGGCCCCCGAGGCGAGACCGGCCCATCAGGACCGCAGGGAGAGAAGGGCGAGCCGGGCGAGCGAGGCCCCGCAGGACCGACATGCCCCGACGGCTACAGCCTGCAGGCGCCGTCCTGGGACCCGGACGCCCTCGTCTGCCGCAAGGACGGCGCCCCGCAGCCAGACCCCGAACCCAGCAACGGAAACGGCAACGGGCTGCTCGGCTTGGGCCTCGACCCGCAACGCCGCCAGTACGCATAGGAGATGCCATGGGTGTGGTGTGGAACGGTCTGCTGGCAGCAGCAGGTGGCGCGGTCGTGGTGGGGACCGGTGTGGAGGTGTACGCGCTCCGCACGAAGAAGCCCGGCGACACACTCTCCGAGCACATCAGACCGTGGGCGCGACGGCACCGCGGGCTGTTCCTCGCCGCGTGCGGGACGTTGGTGCTGACGGGTGTTTGGCTGCCCCACCACATCCTCGGAGGATCGTGATGCCCGAACCCGCCCCGCACGACGACGGCGGCGACGTCCCGTTCTATCTGTCGCCGTGGCCGTTCCTCGAACCCCGCTACCCGGACGGCGCTTGGGTCGACGAGACGGAGGAGCCGTGAGCGCCCCGCGACAGCTGGCCGTCGTCGACGGCCGCGTGCTGCTGCGCGCCTGCTCCCTCTACAAGGGGCACGCGTGCGCGGTCATCGAGCAGCACCACATCGCGCCCAAGTCCTGGTGGATCGCTGCAGGGAAGCCGATCAACACGCCCCTCAAGCCGATCTGCCCCAACTGCCACAGCACCGTGCACGCCGCCTTGGATGCGCTCATCGCCGGCCGGGACGTGTCCGCGCTGCCGCCCCGCTGCGTCGCCCTCGCCCGACAAGGCCTCGCCATTGCCGCACGCAACGGGCTCACACCGGCACGGACCCTGTGACGGATGGCTAGCCGCATGGAGGGTAGGCGAACGACATGAACACCTCGGAGATCGGCTTCGTTCTCATCGTCGGTTGCTTCGTGATGCTGCTCCTGATGGTGCTCGGCATCCTGCCGACCTGACCGGCGCCCAGACGCCCGACGACCGCGCGCGAAACGACGCCCCCGCTTCTCTGCCAACCGGCAGGGGGCGGGGGCGTTTCGTCGTGCTCAGAACGGGGCGTCGCCGTTGCCCTCGATGCGGATACGGAACTGGCCGGTGGGGGAGACGTAGGCTCGCACGCCATGAGCGACTCCCAGAACGACGTGCGCCCCATTCTCGACGCCATGCTGGCCGCGGCCCGCGAGGGGCTGGGACGTTCAACGTGGCGGATCGGCGACCCGGACGAGAAGCTCCTCCTTCCAATCATCGGCGCGCTGACCGTCCACCTGGCCAAGGAGCTGCGCATCACGGAGGAAGGTTGGGACGCCGACCAGACCCGACGGATGGTGGCGGAAGAACTGCGGGCGGCGGCTCGTCGGCATCCGGCAGGGACTGCGCGCCATCAAGCCTTCCTCGAAGCGGCACAGATGGCCGAGGACGGAACCGCCTGACGCCGGCTCCGGGACAGCACACTCTCGATAACATGCCATACGCCAGGGCCCAGCTCCTTCGTGGAGCGGGGCCCTTCGTCGTGCTGGAAGCGCTGGCGATCACTCAACTCTATGGTTGATAATGACAGTTATCCTGCATTACGGAAGCGAGGAGCCCATCACATGCGTACCTGCCCCGACTGCCCCCATCAGCCGCACCCTGGCATCCTCTGCAGCGGCCCCCTGCCGCAGGGCCAGTG